AGCAAAACAAAAAGCAGCCTCTGAAGCAAAAGCAAAAGCAGAAAAGGAAGCCAAGGCAAAAGCCAAGGCAGAAAAGGAAGCTGAAGCTAAAAAGAAGGCTGCTTCGAAGAAGAAAGTAGCACCTAAAAAGAAAGCTAAGAATAAAGACAAAGAATAAATTAGTTATTCATGTCATCTCTTGACCTCCGTCGGTTCGCCTTCGGGGGTTTCTTTTTTTTTAAACTAATTATTCTGTCGGAGGGACACACATGGCATTTCCAGAATTAACACCAACATCAACTCAGTCGGCGATCACCTTGCCAATAACATCATCAGATAGCGATGGAGATATCACAACATCTCTAGCAGTAGGGTACTATACAGCAGCTGAATTTATCTTGGGAGCAAAAGCACAAGTTGCTTATACTTTTAAAAGACTAGGTGGTGATGTCCTTGACATTGAATTAACCGCCAAAAACGTCTATAATCACTACGAGGAAGCCGTTTTAGAGTATTCCTATATCGTGAACCTACATCAAGCGCGAAACGCCTTAGGGAGCTCCCTAGGAGGCCCTACAGGGTCATTTGATCACAAGGGTACAATCTCCGGAACAGATGATGTCTCACTTAAGTATCCTAAGTTTCAATTTGACTATGCTTTTCGCAACGCAGACAAGTTTTCTTCTGAAGCTTTAGCAGGTGGTACAGAACCTTTATACTCTGCTTCTTTTGCTAGTGTGAGCGATCAGCAAGAATACGACTTGCAGAGCATCGTGTCGGCTTCTCAAGCGGGATCTCCATGGGATGGCATGGACAATAAGAGAATCAAGATCAGACAAGTCTATTTTGTGACTCCTCGACAAATGTGGAGATTCTATGGTTACTATGGCGGACTCAATGTTGTCGGAGATATGCACAGTTATGGTCAATATGCCGATGATTCAACATTTAATGTTATACCACCATGGCAAAACAAGATTCAAGCCGTACAGTACGAAGACCATTTGTATACACGTACTTCTCATTACTCATATGAAATAAATGATAACAAGCTTTTGCTTTATCCGACACCGCAACAAGTGTCACCAGAAAAGTTCTGGTTTAGATTTACTGTCGAAAACGATGGCGGTGCATACGCTACAGGATCATATGATGCTGGTGTAAATGGTGTAAATAATATGAACACCATGCCAATGCAGAACATAGAATTTACAAGCATTAACTCCATAGGCCAACAATGGATCAGAAGATTTGCGTTGGCTCTATCAAAAGAGACCCTAGGACAAATCAGAGGTAAGTTCGGAGGACAAGTGCCAATTCCCGGAGACAACGTCACTCTCAATGCTTCTGACCTACTAACTCAAGCATCAGCTGAACAAACAGCACTCAGAGAAGAGCTCAACAAACAACTCGATGAGATGTTATACTCAAAGTTGGCAGAAACAGATAAAGCGATGGTCGACAACATGGATGCGATTGTTGCCAAAACACCTTTAAAAATATTTGTAGGATAAAAAATGAATTTAATAATAGAAAATTGGAAAAAATACCTAGAAGAAGCAACAGAAGATTATGTTAATCGACTAGATAACAATAACACTATTGGCCTCAAGAGCAACACATCATTTGATAAAATATTTGATGAACTTGCTGGTGGCAGTAACAGAGCTTTGCTCAATTATGAGCCGACAGATCTAGATAGAATAAATTATTTAATATCCAAAGCTGTTCACAGAGTAAATATAAAAAGAAAAGAAACTAAAAAAGATGACAGAACCGTCGTAAATTCAGTACCGATGGTAGAAATTACAGACTTTAAGATAAAATTCAATCCTGAGACTCGTAAAAGATCTATAGGAGCAAAAACAATTAAAGAAATGACTTTAGAAGGATTTGTCGATAAATACCATAAAATGGTAAAATCTTTACCAGAAATTACTAAATCCATCGACGAAATGGACCACAATAGAGCAGTTGGATTACTGACTGCAGTAATCAAATTTTTCGATAAAGATTTTGACATCAGAAATCTCACCTTAAATCCTATTGAAGATTTAAGAAATCATACTTTTGGCTTATACACTCCGGAGTTGCAACAAGAAGCCGATGAATTAGTTGAATTAGTCAAAAAAAACAAAAGAGAAATTACAGGACGCTCAGTGAAGTGGCCAGATGACACATCTGATGTAGCTTTTATACTCACCCGAGAGCCGCTTGAGATCTATAGGATGTCAGACCACGAAGGATTACAATCTTGTCACTCATTAGGCGCAGGTTACGATCAATGTGCACTAGCTGACGCTCAAAGAGATGGGGCTATCATATATTCCGTATTAAAATCTTCATTTGAAGACCAATTCGGCCAACCACCATATCAAGATAACATGGAAGCACTTGAAAATATGGAAATCTTTAAAGACAAGGACAGGAGTATTGATGGTATTGAGCCCACCGGTAGAGTTAGAGTTAGGAAAATATCACTACAGGGTATAGAATTTGCTGTTTTGGAAAGTGCCATATATGGAAGCTTCCCAGTAGGCTCCCGCGACAAAATTGCAAAACTACTAGCAAAAATTCAAGAAAGCGATTACAGAAAGCTAACCGAACCAGTAGACCTAGAAAGGTCCGGAGTATCTTACGGAGGTACCTATCAAGATACCAGTTTTGGAGACATGGCAATTGAAACTCTCAACATGTTAGGAATAAAATTTACAGGAACCACCATTCGAGACCACACCTCAACTGAGGCGATAACTGTTACAATGTCTCATCAACAAATTTACGATATCATTAAATACACCCCCGGTGAAATTGGTGGTTTCGATGAAATTGGTAAAAGCACCGTTGATACCGAGTTCTGGATTACAGAATATGATGAGGAGTTTAATCCGGATCAAGACGGAAATGGGTATTATCAGGATATAGGTTGGGTATTGACAGCAAAATTGGATGTTTCTAGCATATTTGAAAGACTAGATTTAAAAAAACTAGACGACGTTTATTCTAGATCTTACCTTACAGGTGTGAGCAAAGAGACCACTCCAGAGATGGCTGAGTTTCTAGAATACTTTCAGTACTCGAACAGGATTTATGTTCCAAAAGTTGAAGACGGCTTTGCAAACATTACCTTCACAAGGTCAGACAACTATGGCTCCACTGATGATTTGCCAAATGCTTACGCTGAGCTCGAAGATTCACGTCAACAAGTGACAGCAGAATATGTAAGTTCCATGCAAAAAATAAAAGATAATCCGGATTTACTATTAGAAATTTTTAAAGATTTTTTAAAAGAAGAGACTTTAAGCGAACGACTTGCGTTACTTAAAGAAAAATTCAAGAGAGTTCTATAATGTCAGAATGGGAAAGACCAGCGCAACCACCGGGACCTATGTTCTTTGGAGAGAAAGAAAAGAACCTTGTCAAGCAAGTCAACGATGAAATCATCGAAAGAGTTGTTGGTCAGCAGATTCTATATTTTCCAATCGACATGGAGACCACAAATTTTCACCCATTGTACGGAGAAGCCATAGAAAAAAACTTTTTACATCCAATTAGAGTATATGCCCTCGTTGAATACAATGGTGTGGAAACAAGCTTTCTAGAAGGCGTAGGTATTGACAAGACAACAGGTCTTAAAGTAAACTTTCACAAGCGAAGACTAACCGAAGATCAAAATTTATTTGTCAGAGAAGGAGACTTCGTAAGATACGGAAGTATTTACTATGAGATAGTAAAGATTAATGAACCAAAACAATTGTTTGGTCAGATTGAGTCTAGATTTGAAGTATCGGCTGAATGTATTAGAGCAAGAGACGGAGTTTTCAATGGCAACTAAAGAATATCCCATGACCCCTTCGACAATTGAAACCATTGATTTGGCCATCTACAACCTTATCAACGAAGATTTCGACTTGCATACGAAAACAAACACAGGATTTAAGAAAGTTCCTGTTTTATGGATGTCTCCAGAGAGAGCTGTCAATTCGAAAGACAAGAATATTCGAGACTCAGTAGGGAAACTAAAGCTACCACTCATATCAGTTGATAGAACAAGTTTCAACAAAGACCCTCAGTTCAAAGGAGGTTGGCAAGCGAACGTTTTCCCTGATACTCATGGGCCAAGAGGATACAAGAAGCACCAGAGACTTGTGTCTAGAAAGATATCGCAAGTATCAACGAGAAAGTTTGCTTCCTCACAAAGTGAAAAACTTAATGAACAACAGAATTATCCTCAAAATAACAGAAGAGTTGTTTATGAAGAAACTTATGCACCCATACCTGTCTGGGTAACAGTAAATTACTCTATCAATATAAGAACAGAGTATCAGCAGCAAATGAACGACCTTATGACTCCATTTGCCACAAGAACAGGATTAATTAATGCAATTTTTGCAGAACACAATGGACATAGATATGAAACCTTTATACAAGGGGATCTATCTATATCAAACAACACAGCCAACCTCGGAGAAGACGAAAGAATGTTTCAGACAAAAGTTGATCTAAAAGTTCTTGGCTACTTACTCGGAGACGGCATAAACGAAGAGGCCCCAAAGTTCACAACAAGAGAAACCGTTGTAGAAGTGAAGCTTATTAGAGAAAGAACAATTGTTGGAGACTCAAAACCATGGGAATCCGATGACGATAGTTTTAGAGACTTTTAGTGATTTTGGATATTGGGGCTACTATTTATTAGGAAAATGATTTTATTAAGGAGATAAATCGATGGCTAAAAAATTTGATTTTCTTTCACCCGGAATTGAAATCCGCGAGATTGACCAAAGTTTCATCCCAGCACAACCAGATGCTTTGGGACCAATTATTGTCGGTAGAACCCGTAAAGGTCCTGCTAACAAACCAGTAAAAGTTAAAAACCTAGATGACTTTGTTTCAGTCTTTGGACTTCCAGTCGCAGGTGGAAACGGAACACAAGGAGACGTATGGAGAGAAGGTAATACCGTTGGCCCTACCTATGCTTCGTACGCTGCTCAAGCTTGGCTAGCATCTGAAGAATCTCCTGTAACAATGGTTAGAATTGCCGG